GATGTAGGCTTTACCAGTTGTAACTGCTGCAACGTGTGTAGTCTTTTTACTATCTGCTGCACCTTTTACATCTGGAGTATCGTCATCGCTATCAACAGGTGCATATTCTAAAATAATTTCTAGGTGGTCTACGTTTCTTTGAACCATCTCATTTATTTCAGCTTGTGTCATTCCTTCAACGTTCCAACTTCCAGCTTTTACACCATCAATTAAAGTTACGCTATCAGTTCCTGCTGCTAAACATTCTGTTACTGTTTGTGCCATTCTTATTCTCCTTTTAGAGTTTTTAACTCTTGTTTTAATTCATCTACTTGCGTAGACAGTTCTTGGACTGCTTTGACCAATACTGGTATTACAGCAGTTTCTCCAACTTCTTGTTGACCTGTTTCTCTAACATCCCACATAGAAAAACCATCTTTTAATTCAGGATGGTTGTCTATAGCTTCTTTAACTTCTTGTGCTATAAAACCATGATTTGTTTTAGAGTTTTTATAAACTTCATCAGAGCCTTCTTCATAAGAATTAAACTCTTGTGGTAGTTCTCCTTTAGTTTTGTATGTAAAAGTTCTAGGTCTTAAATCATTTATAAAGGATAAACCTGCTTCTGCATCTGTAATATCTTTCTTAACTCTTTCATCAGAAACAGTTGCCCAAGTTACGTTACCATGTGCAGCTCTAATGTCACTAGCTCCCTGTCCAAGAGTTGTATATCCTGCTTCAGCAGCAATATTATAACCAATACCTGTAGCATAATCTGAATCAGCAGCAGATGTATCAGAAGCATGACCAATTATAATGTTTCCAGAACCTGTAGTCAGATTAACTGAGTATGTTCCAGTAGAATTACCTATTCCAATATTTTGAGAGCCAGTAGTTACTTCTTCTAATGCTTGTTTCCCTAATGCAACATTGTTAGCACCTGTTGTATTGTCTAATAAAGCACCTTGCCCTACTGATGTATTACCTGCACCTGTAGTGTTTGCGTATAGAGACTGATAGCCCACTGCTGTGTTGTTACTAGCTGTTGTGTTTGCTGCTAAAGCATCATAACCATGTGCTGTGTTATAACTACCTGTACTATTAGCGTACATGGAAGCTCTACCCATAGTAGTGTTTCTTTCTCCAGTTGTATTTAATGCCAACGCATAGTTTCCAAGAGCAGAGTTGTATGCTCCTGTAGTATTATTTAGACCAGTATATGCTCCAACGAAAGTACCATTATCAGCTGTAGTATTAGCCGCTCCAGCAGAATAACCAAGAGCGGTGTTATGAGCACCAGTGGTATTTGCTCCTAAAGAGTTATAACCAAATCCTGCGTTGTAAGAAGCTGTAGTATTTGCATCTAATGAACCTTTACCAACTGCTGTGTTTTGAGTACCTGTAGTGTTAACTTCTAACGCCTCACTTCCTAGTGCAGTATTATTTGTGCCTGTAGTGTTTTCTTTTAAAGCTTGAAAACCAACAGCAGTATTGGGTGTACCTGTAGTGTTTTCAAATAAACTTTGATACCCAAGTGCTGTATTGAAATTTGCTGTTGTATTAGCTGATAAAGAACCTAGTCCAACTGCTGTATTTCCAGCACCTGTTGTATTAGCGTCTAAAGAAGCTGAACCTATGGCTGTATTTTCAGCACCTGTAGTGTTTGCTACCATAGCTGTAGCACCTACAGCAGTATTAGAATCACCTGTAGTGTTAGCCGCTAATGTAACATCACCCAAAGCAGTGTTATCGTTTCCTGTTGTATTATCTGCTAAAGCAACTGCTCCTACAGCTACATTATCTGTTCCTGTAGTGTTTGCTGTTAAAGATGAATAACCTACTGCTACGTTGTTTGAAGCTGTAGTGTTTGATGTTAAAGCAGCATAACCAACAGCTGTGTTATTGTTTGCTGTTGTATTTGCATCTAAAGCTAAACCACCTATTGCTGTATTTTGAACACCTGTGGTTATTAAAGCACCTGCGTTATAACCAACTGCTGTATTTAAAGTATTTGTAGCAGAAGTGCTATTTTGAGTGGATAATGCTGCATATCCTACTGCTGTATTATACTGACCTTTAGTTTCAGTAGTAAGAGATGCGTAGCCTACTGCGACATTTCTATTTGATGTAGTCATGGCATCTGCTGCTAAAGCACCTATTGCTACGTTAGCATCGGCTGTAGTATTCTTATTTAATGCGGCATAACCAATAGCTGTGTTATAAGGTCCTGTAGTGTTATCGGCTAAAGATGAAGTACCTATAGCTGTGTTAAAACTTGCTGAAGTATTATCTGCCATTGAATTATCGCCCATAGCTACATTTTCTGTACCATTAACATTAGCACCTAGAACGTTATAACCCATTCCTGTGTTATAACTACCTACTGTAGTAGCATCACCTGCTAAACCACCGATGAAGTTATTACGAACAGCTGTGGTTATAGCAGCTCCTGTGTTGTGTCCTACAGCTACGTTATACATACTAATAGCTGATGCAGGATTTTGAGCATTTAGAGCAAACGCACCAATCGCTACACTTTCAGCACCTATAGTATTTGTTTGTAAAGCGTCAATACCTATAGCTACATTATTTGAAGCTGTAGTGTTTGAATCTAGTGCGTCTTTACCTATGGCTACATTACCTGCACCTGTAGTGTTTGCTGATAAAGAAGTATATCCTAAAGATGTATTGTAACTACCTGTGGTGATTGCATCACCTGCTAAACCACCGATTAGGGTGTTTTGTATACCTGTGGTTATTGCATTACCAGCACTGTAACCTACTGCTGTATTGTAATTGTTAGCATCGTTATTTTGAGCTACTAATGTATAAGCACCTATTGCGGTACTTCTACTGCCAGTATCTTCTGTTTGTAATGCGTTAAAACCTAAAGCAGTGTTTTGGTCACCTGTAGTAATTGCTGTACCTGCTTCATCACCTATAAGAACATTATAATTACCACCACTAGCAATAGTGTTACCTGCATTGACACCCATTGCAACATTACTTGTACCTAATCCTGTATCATGGAAAGTTGCTAATTCTCTTGCACCACTATCTTTTAATTGTATACCTGCTTCGTTACCATAAATAATACCATTATTACTATACACAGATGAAGTTGCAATAAGGTTGGCTGCTGTTACATTGTTGTTAAATGTAGCTGCACCTGCTGCTGACATATCAAGGGTGAGTGCTGTTACATCTGAACCACCATCATTACCTACAAATGACAAGTCTGCATCAGATGTTGTAGTTTTTATAAATGAATTACCACCAGCTAATAAAACTTCTGGAGTTGCATCTACATTAAAAGTTACATAAGTAGTACCACTGCCTTTTAATCTAACTTGACCACCTGCTGCATCTAAATTAATATCTGATGCTGCGTCAACAATAAAATCATCTGTAGATGTAAGCGTAGAACCATCAAGTGTCATTGTATCTACTACTACACCTGCGTTGGCTGTTACTACACCAGTAACTCCTAAAGTAGAAGCCATATCTACAGCACCATCTATATCTACTACATCAAGGTTAGTAGTCCCGTCTACGTCTATATCGCCTGAGATGTCTAAGGCTGTTGCAACTAAAGTTCCTGTTATAGTAGCACCCGATGTGGTTGTGGCAAACTTAACAGCGTCATCATAATATAATCCAACCGCACCATTATCTAAGAAATATGCTTTGGTTTCTGTGTTGGCTCCATTTTTAATATATAGATCATTAGACGCTATTCTAAGATCTCCAGTACCTACATCTTTAATATAGCTATTACTTCCATCGTGATATATTTCTAAATCATCTCCTGTTCCAAAAATAGCTTTTGCATTATCATCAAAGTTTGCTGAAGCAAGTCTGATATTTACTGCTGTGCCAGCAGCCGCAAAAATACCATCAAGGGTATCAAGATCTGCATTAAGTTTTGTTCCCCAGGTATCAGTAGATGCTCCTACCTCTGGTTTGGTCATGTTTAAATTCGTTGTATATGTATCTGCCATAATTTATTCCTGTCTATGCTGCTTCTGTCCAGGTATCATTATTGTTAGATACGTCTGTCCAGTTTGTTGTTGTTACTGTCTGTTCAGAGTAGGTAGTTGTAGTAACATTTATGTCTGTCCAATTTGTAGTTGATACAGACTCATCTGTGTAATTAGTTTCTGTCACAGATTGGTCTTTCCATTTTAAACCACCTATCGCGGAAAAACCACTTGTTTGTGTAATTGTAGCTTGACCAAAATACTTGATTCCGCCAAGAGCTGTCATACCACTTTCTTGTGAAATAGTTACAGATCCACTTAATACCATTTCTGGTATAGCAGATGCGCTTGAAGTTTGGTCTATGGATGCTTCACCTAAAGCTATACGCACACCAGTTGCGGTAAATCCAGATGTTTGGTCTAGTGAGGCAACGCCATCAAGAACTATTGCTGCTGCTGCACTAACACCAGATGTTTGATTAATAGAAGCTACGCCAAGTTTTACTACTTCGGCTGTAGCTGTTAATCCAGAAGTTTGAGCAATAGTTGCTTCAGCTTTATCAATCTGCGTTCCTGTAGCAGTAAAGCCTGATGTTTGATCTATAGATGCAGAAGATAATTTAACAACTTCTGCTGTTGCACTTACACCGCTTGTTTGAGCAATCGTAGCTGATGCTGGAAATACTATTTTTCCAGTAGAAGTAAATGCTGTTGTTTGGTCTATGGATGCAGATGCTGATATTGTTAAACCAGCAGATGCGGTAAGACCAGATGTTTGTGCTATGGTTGCTGATGCAAACTCATATTCAGGAGAGCCGTAATCAGCCTTCCCGTAACTATATTGACCATAGCCGATGGAGGCCATGTTATTACGCTAATGTAATATCTAAATCGCCAGCGTCAAATCTAAATACATCTCCGCTTGAAACAGTTTTAGATGCACTTAATGCTGCCCAACCTAGTAAGTTACCACTTGTAGAAGCATCAAAAACACCAACATGAGTTACAGTTCCCCATGAACCAGTTGCAGTTACAAATTCAACTGCTGATCCATTGGTTGCTGTTGTTGGCGAAGTTCCGCTTACAGTCATGTTACCCATGCTTTTACGAGCATAAGAGCCACCAGAACATTCTGTTCCGCCACCTGTATCAGATGGTGCTGATGTATATAAAGCTACATATAAAGTGCCTGGTGCAGTATAAGAAGTACCACCAAATACATGAAGTAATACTTTGTTTTCTAAATAATCACTAAATCCTGCCATTCTATTCTCCTTTAATTACCAAAATAGTAATTTTTCTTATGTGGTCTGCCGTATGTTCTGCGTCTTTGCATTAATGAACCTTTACCAAACGCTGATTTTTCTTGTTCCATTCTCATTTCTTCTAATGCTTTTTCAAACTGTGCGGTGAACATTGGTATTCTTTCATCTTCCATTAAATAAATAGAAGCGTGTTTTAACGCACCATATAAATAAACATCAGGGTGTGATGTTGATACAAAGTTACTTGTATTAGAATCACTTAGTCCAGTTATTTTAGCATAGTAAGTAAGCTGTAGGGTATATTCTACATCAGGTGTTGGTGCTAATTCTATGGAGTCATCCACCATTGCAAAATAAATTGGTTGTCCAGTTTGATTGTTATTTGCTTTTCTATAAACATCTAATGATTCAATAGATTGCTGAAACAAAGGACTAAAATTTCCAGATGTAATTTCAACATTAATTGCTTCAACCCAATCAGTTGGAACTGTTAAGTATTGGCTATCTGCTGTTGCAGTAGCTCTTTTAATCATGTCTTTTGTTCTTAACCTTCTGTTAAGTTCGGCTTCGACATTATCAATAAAGGTGTCCATCTCAGAGGTTAAGTCTGATCTGTTTAAATAATTTGCTATTGCTGTTTTAAGTTCTGCGTATGTCATACTTTACCTTGCCAAGTTCTAAATACTTTATTATCTGGATTATTAAGCCATTGTTTCCATTTGGCTGAGTCATCTGACCAGCCCTCTCTAACTGCTTTTTGCCAAATAATCATAGGCACTTCAGCAATATGGCGTAAGTCTTTTCCAGGCTTAAGTGTATTGTCTCTTAGTTTCTTAACGTGGTCAATGACGGGAGCAACATCTTGGGTGGTGTGATAATGCAATTTATCATCTTCAGTTACAAACTCTGATTTATAACCAGTTTTATGGTCTGTAATTGTGCGTTTTGTTGCCATATTAAAAGGGGTGGGAGAGCCGAAGCTCTCCCTAAATTCTAACTAACTTATGTAGTTGTTAAATCAGCTACGAGTCCATGAGCAGCTTCGTTGCTCACCTCTAAACCATATTCAACTACTAACATTTTAGTTTGAGCATCACCTATTGTTGAGATATCAACAGTTTTGAAATCTCTTAGGTAAGATACTTTTGCGTAGTCTGGATCCACTAATAATAGTGTTCTTTCTCTACTAAAGTTAGATGGAACGATTTTTAGCTCGCCAAAGTCTGAAGCATAAATAGAAACAGAAGCCTCTACTGTGTTTGCATCAATTATTTGTCTAGCTGAACTTCTACCTGTGAAAGCAGATATTTTCTGCTTGTTTACAGGGCCGCAAATTGCCATTGAAGGCTCGCCACCATTTGTGAAGCAGAGTTCCAATACATCTTTGAGCAGAGCTTCAGTTAAAGCTCTCTGAGTTCCGTCTGTTGGAGCTGTTCCTCCACCAGTAGGCGCACCTGCTGCTGCTTTACTATAGTTGGATTTTATCCAAGATTCAAAACCACCAGTTTTCCTAGCTGTTGTAGCATTACCAGTTGTTTTAGCACCATTTTGACAAAGAGCAGTTTCCATATCTCTTTTTAATGCTTTAGCCATAATAGCTAATTGGTGAGCCATTTCTGACTTCTTACCTGCTGGATCACTTGCTTGTTGTGAACCTGTTACTGTTGCATCTCTTGATGAGATCATTGCGACATTACTAACTCTTGTAGTAGCAGTTGAAGCAGATCTTGAAAGTTCAAAACCCTCTAACTGACCAGTTCCACTTGGAGTTGGTAATGTTTCTGTTTGCCAATCAAAAACTACGTTCTTGATTGAGTTTTTTCCGATTGATGACATAAACGGAGTTGTCTGAGGAGAGATGTTATAAATAACATTTGATAATTGCTCTCTGTCAGCAGTCGCGCTGTATGTATCAAAAGCGTTTGTTACTTTAGCCATGATATTTTCCTATGTTTAAAAGTTTATATAATTTGTTCAAATAATTTAGCTGCATCCTGGACTTTTCCAGTTTTAGCCAGTTTTTGACGCGCTTTTTTCACAGGAGTTGTTGTCTTTGGTACGTTTGAAGTGCCAGGTCTTGCGGTACGAGCAGCCGCTTTCTTTTCAGTTGGCTTTACTTTAGTAGCTTGTTGTGTCTTGTGTTGTAACCAAGCATTTCTCAAACCAAGTAAAACTCGGTAATCGTAAACTTGATCCATCTCTTGAGGAGTGTAACCCAAGACATTCATACCATATTCTTTAATAGATAACTTTTCTTTGTTAGCTACTTCAGAATCTTGCCATTCTGGAATTTGCTCAAGCAACTGCTGATTACCATACTCAACAAATTTTTGAATTTGTTGTTGCTGTTTCATTTGAGACTCTTGTTGAAGTCTTTGTGATTCAGCTTGTACGGCTTGCAACTTTTGCTTCTTCTCGTTCCATACGTCTTTTTCACGGACATAAGCAATAGGATCTGCTTCGTAAAGTGCATTCCAATCTGGCTCGTTTTCTAACTCGCCCTTCAAAGTCGCTTCCATTCTTGGTAACAACTGTGAATAAATTGCATCTTTTTGAGAAACCTCTTGTTGTTGAGCTTCAATAGCTTTTCGCTGTTGGGCTAACTCTTGAGTTTTTCTCGTATAATCTCTTTGGCGACTGTACCCGTTTTGGAGTTCTTCAAGCGTGACCTGTGTATCTTCGCCATCTACTTTAATTGTATATAGCTGTGGTTGCTCGGACTCCTCTTCTTCGACTTGATCTTCTTGGAGTTCTTGTTCTTCATCTTCTTCAACTTCGTCTTCAATGATTTCATCATCTTCGATGATTTCCTCTTCGTTAACTACATCTTCTGATGCTTGTTCTTCTATTTCGTTTTCTGGTTGCTCTTCTGGAGTCAAAAAACTTTCAAAAGACTGTTCTGTCTTTTCCATGTTTGTTTGTAAACCAGTCGGCTTTGCGTTATTGGTCATAATCATTCCTTAAAATGTAAAGTAATATTTTACAATATTACCTATATTTTACACAACTTTTTGTAATCTTCCTAATTGTGACTTAGTGATTTTACCCTTCTCCACAACAATGCGTAAGTGTCTTTCAACTTCGGGTAATAGCTTAATAGCTTTGTGTAAATTTTCTCTATTATCTATATCATCTTCTTTTGAAGATAACCATAAATTTATATATTCATCTTTAAGAATTTTTATTGCTTCTTTGAATGTTTCAGAATTAAGAATTAACTCTGCTTCGTTTGAATTTAAAATCTCTTCTTGTGTTGCCATTAAAATGCGCCAATGATTTTTACTGGTTTTTTCTTATTAGCTGTATCATCTATTACTGGTGGCAAAACTGGAGGTTTTGATTTTTCCAAGGCGTCTAGTCTTGCAAGTAAATCATCTATGTTTGGAGCTTCGTAAGTTGGTATGTCATCTTTAGTTAAAAAGTTACTTAAGTCTGGAGATTCATAAGTTGGCATATCAATTCCCTCTTTAGCAATATTAATAAAATCATCTTTATAGTCATTAATATTAAAATCAGGTTTGTTTTCTATTGAGGTTATCCTATCTCTTAAAGCTGAATCATCATACATACGATGATTGCCAATTTTCTCATCAATATTACCCATCCACCCCCTTAATTCTGAATCATCATATTGTGGTATGTTTCCAATCATATCTCTTAAAGCTGAATCATCATATTTTGGTATGTTTAATATTTGGTCTTGTAAACCACCAATTTGGTTATTTATACTTGATGGATCAAACTGAGGTATGTTTCCAATCGTGTTGGCATTATTATTAATCATATCTCTTAAATATGAATCATCATATTGTGGAATCTCATCTAACTTAGCGAAGTTACTAAAATCAGGAAGGTCTAAAGTTGAAGGATCAAATTGTGGAATACTATTAATACCAGTTGTATTTGCTGCTATTAAGTCTTTTATTTCTGAATCATCAAATGTTGGTATAGATAAATTTTCATTAACTATTTTCATTATGTCGTCTTTGTAATCGTTAGCATCTACTTTTTGTGCTGGCAGATTATCTAGTAACTGTTGGAAACCAGAAAAATCAAAACCTTGGTAGCCATGTGGATATCTTATATTTCCATCACCCAGTCCACCATTTCCACCTGGGCCACCTATAGATATAAAGTCATCAAAAATTTCTGGTGGTGGTGCGCTTTCATCAAATGTTGGACTTCCACCATAATAAACTTTATCTTCCATTGGGTTTCTGTATTTGGGTGGGGTTGGCACATATCCTGCATCTGGAGGTGTACCAGGATTCATTGATGAAACTTGATCTTGTGTATAGCCTTGTGGGTTTGCAGCAGAATAACTCATACCAGGTGCAATCATGTTTGGAACATTTTGTCCACCTGCTATTGATTGAGCATAAAGATTTCCGCTTGTAAAAGTTGGATCACTTGGAAGGTAATTGTAACCGCCACCTGTTCCTGGATTGTAACCGCCACCACCAATAGCTCCCGAGCCTCTACCACCGCCAACAGTTATACCGCCAGAACTCATGCCGCCATCGTTTATATCAATGTCACCATTTCCAATAATTCTGTTTAAATCGCCTATATTAATCATAATTTTTTATCCAACTATTAGTTTATCAATTTTAGATGAATATTTAAACCTCATGCCACTCATTGCCTTCAAAAAGTAAAGCCTCTGCTTCTCTTCTTCTAATTAAACCTTCTAAAACTTTACCACCTGCTTTGTTCCATCTTTTTATTTGTTCAGGAACGCCTTGATAATCTTTTGCATTTAAAACTTTTAGTAAGGTTGAGGCTTTAAGATTGGCTGGGCCAAGATTAAATACCCATGAAACCAGTGCATCAAATTCATTTTGTTTAAGATCAACCTCTACAATGTTATTAATATAACCCTCGTATTCTTCCATTTCATGTAAAAGTAATTTGTCTGCTTCTTCTTGAGTTATAGTGTCGCCTTCTTTTACTCCTTTGGTTGAGCCATAACCTATTGTCCAAACTTCAGCCGCACATTTGTATGCGTCTAGTTCACAGCCCTCAAACTTTTTTATAAGAGATAAGCCCTCTTGTGATATTTTCATGTTAGCCATTCTTATCGTTTGAATTAGATGCGCCAAAATAAAAACTAATAACAGCACTAGCTAATCCACCAAGATAACCTAATACCAAATTAATTAATGCCTCAGAATTTTGCTCTGGTGGTTGTAGCGTTACTAGAAAAATGTAAGCCAAGAAACCACCAACTGTTGCTACACCCATAATGCGAGCAGTCCAGTCTTTACTAAACCTACCTCTTGCATCTTGAGTATCTGCTACTTCTAATTTAAACACATCAACTTCAAGTTCTTTCATTTGCAGCTCAAAAGCATTTTCAGCTTTCTTTAGCTCTAACATTTGTTCTGGTGTTGCTTCTGCAACAGCTTTCTCTATAGCTTTTGGATTATTAGGACATCCAAGAACTTCTGAAATCATATTGGCTGCCATGCCACCCATAGGGCCACCTAAAGCAGTTCCTAATGTTGGAGCTACAGCTCCTACGATATTTTTTAATATATTTTTCATAACATCACCGTTATTATTGCGATAGATAAAGCACCAATAAAACCAAACACTCCAAATGTTGCCATTTTAATAGTGTTATTAATTGCTGCTATTTCTTGTTTTATATCTGCAAATTCATTAAAGGCTGTTTTCCAGCGTTCTTCGTTTTCTTTTTTTGAAACCGCCAAGTCGGCAGCTACATGGCTTGCTGTTATTCTTTTGGTAGTCATATAGTTGTATAGATTTTTAAATATTTTGATTTTCCTTTAACCTTAATCGGTTTTAAAGATTTTAACTCAAATTTAGTATTTTGTGCAGAATTTTCTCCAATCAATATGTCAACACCAACATCTTTGGTGGCTGACTCTAATCGTGCTGCAGTGTTTACACAATCACCTATTGCAGAGTAATCAAACCTGGTATCACTTCCCATATTACCAATAACGGCTTCTCCAGTATTTATTCCTATACCAATTTCAATTCCCAAATCAGCTTCTTTCATATCTTCCTGTATTTTTCTTGCTGCCATAATTGCTTTATCTTCATGCTGCTCTAAATTTATTGGCGCATTAAATATCGCCATCATGGCATCACCAATATACTTGTCCACCATGCCACCATATTTTTGTACTGCGTTAGATTGAATAGTTAAAGCCTTATTCATAATGCTTGTAACTTCTTCTGGTTCTAATCTTTCTGATAAAGAGGTAAAACCTCTAACATCAGTAAATAAAAATGTTGCTTCTTTTTTCTCGCCACCAAGTTTTAATAAATCTGGATTTATTTGTAATTGTTTAACTTGTCTTGGATCAAGATAATGTTCAAACTGTTTTTTAATTTGTTGTCTTAATTTATATTGTTTTTGGTAGTTAAGATAGAAAGAAATAGTGGAAGTTATGACTTCTGATACAAAAGTCCATGAAAAATCTATCAAAAAACCCTTTTGAACGCTAAAAGCTCCTAAGAAGCCCGTAGTTAAAAGCAAAATTCCTACTATACTTACGCCCTTGGTTATAGACAGATAATTGATTACAAGCCATGTCAGCGACACAAATATTCCAAAAATCAAAATTTCGGCTGCCAAATGCCAATCTGGGATATGTGGAGAGTTTTCTATCAAAATTGACTCAGATAATGCTGCTTGAATCTTGTGTGGTTCTAATAAACCAGTTGGCGTTGCGATTTGTGGCATGATTCCATTTGCAGTTACACCTACAAATACAAACTTACCTGCAACATCCATTTCTTTTAAATTTGTTTGTGGTGTATCAACCCAAGATATCCATTTGCGACCAAGACTATCCGTTTTGACTGGTGGCAATCCTTTGACTCTTATTTCTTCTATACCAAGTTCATTTGTTTTAATGACATAGGTTTTTGCATTAACCAATGATTTTAAAACTTCAGTTCCAAAAGCGGGAACATATCCATCTGGCGTTCTAAGTAATAATGGTATTTTTCTAACTAGGTTATCTACATCGGTTGGTGCAGTAGCTATACCCTCTTGTGAATTAGTTGTTAATATTTCAATATTTTCTACAACACCATCAGTTAGCATTCCACCAACATCATCACCGAGTATGACAGTTCCAGTTGTTTTTGGATATTTACCATTTGGTGTTTCAAACATGGCTAATATAGATGTGCCGTATTTTAATGACTCTGAAAAATAATAATCACCGCCCATACGATCTGGTTGCGGAAAAGAAATAACCCAACCAACCCCAATAGCTCCTTTTGCAATTATGTCGCTGTGTATTTCTCCAAGTCTTTTCCTGGGAAGTGGCCAACCACCTTCATTGGTTATATCTTCTTCGGTTATGTTTAATATTGTGAAATAACCAGATGGTTCTTGTTTGGGTACAAGATAGTCAAATGTTTTTAATTTTAATATTTCTGTAGGGGTGCTTTGGAATACTAGCGGTAAACTAAGAACAAAAAGTATGGGTATTATTAACTTATTCATTCTTAACTGCTTTGTGTTATTTTTATAACAGAATCTCCGCCACCATTTATTTTAACTACATTGGAAACACCGTCTTGGATAAGTATGACTGTATAACTACCATTAGAGTTTAAATCTATTTGTGCTGACTCACTAACCTTTCTGCGTAAGCTGATTATTTGACCAGTAACTATGGTGGTGATTTGTGTATCTGGATCTTGTCCTACAAGAGTTCCAGAAATATTAACTCCTGTAGCTAAAGCTAATTGATCCTCTTCATCATCAATAGCTAGGGCATCTAATATATTTAATAGATCTTCTAAAAAATTAACATCAAGATAGTTGATATCTAGCTCGGTAAACTCTAATTCATCTTCTGCCAAAAAATCTTCTGCTAGGTAATCTACATCTAAATCGTTAAAGTCCAATAAATCAACAGCATTTGTAGTAGTTGCTTCTTCTTCTGCTAACACTTCTTCTTTGGGTGGTGTAACAATCAGCATATTGTCAATAATATCTAAAGTTAAATCTAGTATGACAGGTTTGCTTGGAGCTGATTCAAATACAGAAACTGTAGTTGCTTGGTAAGGTTTATTTAGTATGACACTTCCCATGGCTGTTACTACTTCTATTTCACCACTTGAAAGCCCTAGAGCGTCTGGTAAAAGTATTATTAATGATCTTCCTAGTTCATCAACTGTGGTTGTAAAGTCTGTTCCTCTTATAGCGATGTTTGCTGTAGGGGTTTTAAGTTTTATGTTTTGTTTATCTATGCGGTTAAGATTACCAGTAATAAATCTTGCAGTACCAAGACCAAAGGTAAGAGCCATCTTTGATTTAGATGGATCAGGATCATAGATGTATTCATCTATAAGAAGTTGTGAGTGTTCTGTTAGTTTTACTTTTGAGTCGTCTAAGAAGGTTATAGCCATTCTACCATTAGTAGTAATTGCTTCATCGTTGCTTTGAATAGCAAACTTTAAATTGGCATCGTAAGATTTGTCTCTTACTATTTGAGCTGAACCTTTTAGTTCAGATATATCTCCAATATCAGCAGCTTGTGCTTGTTCCGCCATCGTTTTGGATGACGCAAACAGTACCGCTAGAACCGTTAGATATAATTTTAAGCCAGTCATTATCTAATGTGCTTGATTGTGTAACATTAAAAGTTCTACTATTGCCAGTTTGGTCTAAGTAGAAATATCCACCTGCATAACCAGCACCATTGAAATTAACTGTGTTTGAGTCACCATCTACATCTACATAAGAGGTGCCACCATCGTAATTAATATCAAAATCAAATGTGTTGCCATCGCCTTGAACAATCCAATCTAAATCAAGAGTTGCAGCCAAGGCTGTAGTTCCGTGATCTAAAGTGAAGGTATTGCTTGAACCACTAACATCAACATTATAGTTAGAGTTATCAATGCCGTATGTGTTGGTAGGATCTCCTTGGATAGTAAAGGTATTACTATCTCCATCAAATTCAAAGAAACCTGTTACAGAATCACCATAAATATCTCCTAGAAATTTATTGCTATCTCCGATTTGATTGATGTCTAGTGTTAATGAGCTGCCGTCTAGGTCTAGGGCTGTTAAACTTCCTGCTGAAGAATTTAACCCACCAATAATATTACCAGAACCTAATTGTTCTAAATCTATATTAGCGGTAGCACCACTTTGATCCACATGTATCTCATTATCTGCGGCAAAAAGCAGTGTAGGTATTAACAATAAACTAATTAATTTTTTCATCTTTTGGTTCCCAATATCCTTTATGATAACCTATTTCTATAATTTGTAAAACTGCTGCTTCAATAGATCTTTGTAAAGCTATTGTAGTTGCTTCATTCTTTGTATTTCCACTTTCAACTTCTACTAATTCGGTTCCTGCTTCTATAAATTTAAAAACATCTTGTGATTTGCCATAGCTGTAAATGTCTTTATTTACCAAAACTTCAATTAAAACCTCTCCAGTAGCCACTGAAACCATACGCAAAGATAAGGTAATGCTATCTACACGGTATTGTTTACTAGCACCAATACCTAAATAACGCGCTCCGTTTCCACCCGTTCTTATGTTTGTATCGTAACCAACAACAGCTCCTTCCATTAAAACGCCTGCAAACAACAAAGGCATAAGAGGTTTTACACCATCATTATTTTCATTTTGTTCTCTGGCTGATCTTATAAGCTGTCTTTCTTTGGTAAGGTTATCTAGTCCTACTCTTTCAGCTACTCTGAAGAAGTTGCCATTAGCTGTATGCTTTAATGCTCGTATTAAAAGGTGGCTTGGTGCCTGGGTTATAGCTGTGCTAAATAAAGCAAACTCACTATTGCTTTTTCTTTGTCCTGTTTGATCGGTAAAGGCTGATGGATAAACAGCAACCACTATAGGTGATTTGGGTACTTGTATTTCTAATAACTCTTGGGACTTTATTTCAAGGGCCTTTGGTAAATCTTTATTCTTTACCTCTCTTTCAACACACTTTCTATAAACCGTGCCTTCCAACATGATTTGTTCTTTTATACATTTGCCCTGGACATTAAATTCCTCGTTGACTTCTAATAAGCTACAACTAGAAAGTGAAAGTACCAATAGGCAAAGAAATCGTGGT